TGTATGGAGATATGATTCCAAGCATTGAAGGAATGGCAGAGCATTTAGGCTTGAGCAGAGACACTTTATACTCTTGGGCAAAGGATAAAAACAAAGAGTTTTCGTACATATTAGGCAGATGTATGCAAGTTCAAGCTAAAACCCTCGTAAACAATGGTCTCAACAACACATTTAATTCAGCAATAACTAAGCTTGTTTTAGGTAAGCATGGATACCACGATAAGATGGAGCAAGACATAACATCTAGTGATGAATCTATGAAGCCAACAGTTATACAATTAGTTAGTAAGCATGAGCAAAGTAGCTGAAGTTCAATTACCTGATAAATTAATACCAGTTTTTGAAGGCACAGCAAGAATACGTGGTGCGTATGGCGGTAGAGGTAGTGGCAAGACAAGAAGCTTTGCATTAATGACAGCAGTCTTTGGTTATCGTTGGGGCATGTCAGGTGTCAGAGGCACAATACTTTGTGGTCGTGAGTTTATGAACTCGTTAGGTGAGTCATCTATGGCTGAGATTAAGTCAGCTATACTTAGTGTTGATTGGCTGTCAGATTATTATGAGATAGGTGAGAAGTTTATTAGGTCAAAGGATGGCAATATAACTTACACTTTTGCAGGACTTAGACGTTCACTTGATAGTATTAAATCACAATCACGTATTTTAATAGCTTGGGTTGATGAAGCTGAGTCAGTTAGTGGTAGAGCATGGGATTTGTTAATGCCTACAGTACGTGAAGAAGATAAGAGTATTGGCTTTAACTCTGAGGTATGGATAACATGGAATCCTGAGTCAAAGTATAGTGCAACACATGAAAGGTTTAGAGATACTTTTCCAACAGACTCTAAGATAGTTAGTATGCAATGGCAAGATAACCCTTGGTTTCCAACTGTTCTCGATGAGCAAAGGCTTGAAGATAAAGAAAAACGTCCTGAGTCATACGAACATATTTGGGAAGGTGGCTTCTTAATATTCTCAGAGGGTGCATATTATTCTGCTGAATTACGCAGAGCCAAAGATGAAAATAGAATCACAAAGGTTAGATATGACAGAGCCAAAGGTGTAGTTACAAGTTGGGATTTAGGAATAGGTGACAGCACATCAATAGTCTTTGCACAATTCATAGGAGCTGAGATACATATTATTGATTACTATGAAGGCTCAGGTGTAGGACTAGAGCATTACGTTAAGGTATTGCAAGACAAAGGTTATGTCTACGACCAACACGTTCTACCACATGATGTTAGAGTTAGGGAATTAGGCACAGGTAAGAGTAGAATGGAGATGCTTGAAGACTTAGGCATTAACAACATTGAGATAGCACCATCATTATTAATTGACGATGGCATACAACAAGTCAGAACAATGCTAGACAAATGCTATTTTGATGAGGTATCATGTGAGAAACTTATCGATTCCTTACAGGCTTACAGCAGAGAGTGGGATGATAATGGTAAGACTTGGAGGATGAGACCAAGACACGATTGGAGTTCACATGGTGCAGATGCTACAAGGTATCTTGCAATAGGCTACAAGCCTTTTAATGAGAACTGGGATAAACCATTAAGGAGAAACTTGCAAGGAGTAGTATGAGTGGTTTGCTGAAAAGCATGTGGGATAACAAAGAGGAGTTAGTTGGTGGTCTCTTTGATATGTTTACCGAAGAAAATGTATTAAAAAGTATAGACAAAAGAGTATCTGATTTAGAAAATCTTGGAGTTCCTGAAGGTTTATTGTATGGCAGAGAAACTACAACAGAGCCTAATTTATTACAATCTACATCTAACGCAATATACAACTTACCATCACAAGTGCCACGTCTAGCTAAAGATGTAGTTAGTGCAGTTTACAATCCATTAGATTTTGTTGAAGGTGTGCATAGTGCAGGACAAGGTTTAATGACTAATGCCGCCGATGTATTCTATGATGCAGTATTACCTGACAGCCTGTCTGCTAAATTAAAAGAAAATCAACCTGATTCTATTACACAAAATGAAAAGATGATGGAATCAGTAGGTGAAGCACTATTAGACCCACAGGTCAGACGTGAGATTGGACAGCAATATGGTATAGAAGGTTTATTAGGCTATGCATCAATACCTAAAAATTTAGCAAAGCTCAGTAACAAACAAACACAGTTTTTAGAGAGAGTTGTAGAAGACACAGCACCTTTTGGTAATACTATAGGCACACAGATGTTCGGTACAAGAAAGTCTAGTACATGGAACAAAGAAAAATTTGGCGAACAAGAAGATGCAAAAGCAAAAGCTAAATTAATGTTTGAAGAAATGGGTATTACTAGAAACTCTATAAATCAAGTATTTAAAGAAACAAACTATTTTATTACACCAAAAGGCGAATTAGTTCATCACATTAATGATGTTGACATGGCTTTTACACCTAAAGTTATTAATGAATTAAATGATTTGCCAAAAGACGTAGAATACAATGGCATGTTAGGTACTTATAAAGCAAAAGATGTGTTTACTCATCCTGAATTGTTTAAAAACTATCCTGAATTAGAAGATTACAACATAACTTTACTTGCAGGTTTAACACGCAAAGATGGTAGTGTGAGCGAAGTTGGTAGAGGTGCAGATAATAAATTTGTACCAACTGGATTACAAGGTCGTATTAATCATCCAAACAAAGAAATTACAATATATGTTGACCAGTCTAAAGGTCTAACTTCAGACCATAAAGGAATTCTTTTGCACGAAATACAACATGGTGTACAAGATTTAGACAATATGTCTCCCGGTGGCAATCAAAGTGTTACATATATGGCAGGACTTAAAAAAGCACTTGAAACAGAAGATGCAATGTTACTTGATATATTGAATGACCCAAAAGGAGAACGCACGTTTAATTTATCAGATACAGCAATTTTCAATATAGATAAAAGAAGACAAGATATTGAAGCTTCATTAGAAAGTTTAGAAATAGCCGCAACTGACCCAATGACAGTCAGTCCAAAAGAAGCTAAAGTATTACAAAGAGTTAGAAGCAATGTATACACAGCACTAGAAGGAGAATGGTTAGCACGTTTAACACAAAGAGAAAAAGATGTTTACGAAGCTATACAACAAGCTGTAGATTTTGAAGGTAAAGGTAAAACAGTTGATGACTTTTTAGTAAGTGAAGGCTTAAATTTAGACCCAATGTCGTTTGCTGATGATGCTACTAGAGCAGAAAATCTAATAGATGATTTACCAAGTGAACAAGTCAATTCAATAATAAATAAACTTTATGAAAATGGTTTGATTTCAGCACCCAACATACCACAATTAAAACGTTGGGTTAGTGGTGCAAATGAAAGCAGAAGATTATTAAGCGATGCTGTAAGGTACGAAGGTGTAGATGCAACTGAAGCACAAAAGTTAGCCGCAGGTTATGGTAAAGATAGAATCATGGATAATGATTTAAGAACAGCTTTGGAAAACAAAGAAATCATTCCTGACTATGTCAAAGAAGGTGGATTATTATCAGAAGAGCCAGTATCTTTGCGTGATTACGCAGGACGTTCTGTTATATTCCCAATGGCAGATACATCTGCAACAGGTCAAACTACTATGGAAGTTGCAGGTAAAGAACTTGCTAAAGGTAGTAAAGATGAAGGAGGTCAAGCATTTGCATTAGACAATCCTGATTTAGCTTGGGCAAACGATGAAAAAGCAATGTCAGCGTTAATGAACAATCTTACTGAAGCACAAAAGTTAAGTAAAGACCCACCACTTATAATGCCTTGGCAAATGGGTGGAGGTGCTATCAACTTCTCAGTACAAATGTCAGACACAATGATACAAGCGGCAAGAGCTAACTTGACTGATGCAGAAATGAAAGCTATTGATAAAAAAGTTAGAGAACAAGAGTACCTAAAACATTACAAAGACAAGGATGGTAATAAAATTAGACCTAGTGAAAAGGTTAAATTAAATCCTAACTTTAAAGGTATTAAAAATGTAGACTTAACTGAGTTAACAGGAATGCAACGTATCGCTTTAATTGGACATTTAGATACTAATGCTAAACACAAAATAGGTTCAATGCTAGAGCATCAATTAGCCAATGCAGACCCAACACAATTATTTACTGACCCATTTACATTGCACAATGTTATGGAAGCAGATATATCTAGAGGTATTTTAGATTCACCACATAGAACTTATAACAAAGCTGTTGGTGGTAGTTTTCAAGGTCGTATCAAAGAGCCAGTTAGTTTGTTAGATTTAATAGATGCACAAACCAAAAAAGGTGTACCAATAACAACAGAAACGATTAAAACAAATATAGCGCCACAAAATAAATCATTAATGGGGCAAAAATTACATACACTTTTGACTGAAGAAAGAATTGATAAAGCAATTAAACTAGGCGAAGAAAGATTAAAACGTCAGCAAAAAAAGAAAAAGAAGTGATATACTACTGCTAAATTAGATAGGAGATAACATGGCATACGGATACGCAAAACCATCAGGTGATTACAGAAGCCAAGGTATTTTATCTTTGTTAAAAAATATGGATTCACCAAAAGATGGTGCAATGTCAGACAGAGACATGACACTTTTTATGGATAAAGACACAGGTACTGAAATAGACCCATTAAAAAAACCTACACGAACTCCTGAATATAATGAAACAATGGCATCATTAATAAGAAATGATGGGTCTACTATGGCAGGTGTTGGCATTGACCCAAATATGACTGGTGGTTTATCCAATCAAGAATTACTTAGCAAGTTTTCGCAAATATTATCTACACGCAGTACAGAAGAACAAGTACCGGTTATACGTAACTTTTCTCGCTTAGATGATGATGGTAAAATGAGGATGATGGCAGAAGTTGTAGCAAATCCTGATTTAATAACAAGCTACCAAATGCAAGATGAAATACCTTATTCTAAAAACCTAGGGTTCTAATATGGCTTTATCTAATTACACAGGACTTAAAGCTTCTATAGCTGATTTCCTAAACAGAGATGACCTTACAGCAGTAATACCTGACTTTATTACATTGGCTGAGGCACAAATTA